TGGCTCGGGCTGCGTGCGATCGGGATCGAAATCGAAGAGGCATATTGCGAAGCCGCCGCGCGCCGCGCATCGCAAGGGGGCCTGCTCGTGGATGCGTGACTCATTATGCTTTGGACGCTTAGTACTCGATTTGATCCACACGCAGTCGCGATTGCGGATCGGCACTACAACCGGCAGAAGCCTGGAAGCCCACAGTTCGTGCCGCCAGGGCGCTGCCTAGTGCTAAAGGCCCCTGGGGCGGTATGGGTGACGTCATGGCCGTTCGCGGAATACGTGAAGCACGCATGGGCCGGAGCGTTCGTCAATTCGCTATTTCGCAAAGAATGCGAAGGACTGGCGAGCGATTATATTCGGGACGCGCTCGCGGCCACGCGCGCCAAATGGCCAGAGATGCCGAGCCTTGGGTTGGTCACGTTCATCGATCCGTTGGCCGTAAAGCCTCGAAAAGTGCGCGGTCGTCAGGCCATCGCTGAGAGTTATTTCGCTGCTGGATTTAAGCACGTCGGATACACAAAGGCCGGATTGTGGGCTATGCAAATTGAACCTAGCGATTTTCCGCCTGCTAAACCGGCGCTTGATGAAGCGCCATTGCTGATTGGAATTGGCGCCGACTCGTAATAGTTGACAACAATTAGATCCCGCGCTAGACTCTCGCGACAGGAGGCAACACTATGGCGAGCAAGGGATCAAAATCCGGACTTCCGGCGAGGGCGGCCAGTGATGATCTGATTCAGCAGGACATCGCGACGGTCAAATCGGACGCCGCCGTCATCACGCAATTTCTCTCGAATCTGCACCGGTTCTTCACGGAGGCAAAGGCGCTCGAAGATCACGCCGCGCAACGCCTCGACGCCGCGCGCTTGATGGCGCAACCGACCTCGAAAGCCGAAGACGAATCGATCCAGATCTTCGTCCGCGACTGCGCCGACGTGCGAAAACAGATCGTCGGTCACTGGAGCATTGCGCAGGCGCTCCACCATATCCACAGGCGGTTCACCGCGCGTCGCGGGAAGGCCGAACAGATGATCGATGACGCCGTCGTGCGCGCGACGCGACTCCACACCGAGTACGTTGATGCTGAGCGGCGCCGCATCGAAGAGGAAGAACGCAAGCGCCGGCGCGAGGAAGAAGAGCGCGCCCGACAGGCACGCGATCGGGAGCTCGCCGATCTCGAGGCACAGGCGCTCAAGCGCGAAGCGGCGTCGCCAGATCTAAGCGACCGTGAGCGCGCGTTCGTGGATCTGATGGTCGGGCATGATCTCCCAGCCGATGATGCCGCGCAGCGTGCGGGCTTCAAGTCTGAGATGGCGGCAGGGCGCCTATTATCCCTGAAGAAGATCACGCTCGCGATCAAGGTCGCGCGCGAAGCAAAAGCAATCCGCCAGCAGGCCAGCGCGACGGCCGCGCAGCCGCTCGATACCAAGCCCCTGGAACGTGTCGAGAGCCAGATCGGCGAGGCGGCCAGCGATCGATCCTCGTGGACAGGTGTCGTGGACAGCGAGGCAGAATTCATCGACGCCGTGATCAGCGGTCAGTACGGCATTCCCCGCGATCTGCTCACCATCAACCAGAAGCGTCTCAACGAGGAAGCACGATCGATGAAGAAGTTGCTTGATCGCTGGCCTGGTGTGCATGCGCACGAAAAGCGTTCGATCGTCTAAACCTTCCGAGGATTCCATGGACATCATCAGACTGACGAAAGCAGATTTCACCGATCGCAACGGACGCCGCGAGTACTCCGGATCGCTCGATCTGTCGATCACCATCGACGCGCACATCACGATCGAGGCGGATCTCGGAAGGGTGTGGTTCCAGCGTCTTCACGCGCGCGGACACGTCCGCGCGCTCGCTGGCTCGGGCATCTCCGCTGGCTCGGGCATCTCCGCTGGCTCGGGCATCTCCGCTGGCGAGGGCATCTCCGCTGGCTCGGGCATCTCCGCTGGCGAGGGCATCTCCGCTGGCTGGGGCATCTCCGCTGGCTGGGGCATCTCCGCTGGCTGGGGCATCTCCGCTGGCTCGGGCATCTCCGCTGGCGAGGGCATCTCCGCTGGCTCGGGCATCTCCGCTGGCTTGTCGATTCGCTGCAAGGCCGCGCTGAAGGTGCGCTTTCGGATCTTCGCCGGCGTCTCGATTCGTCGCGCCGTGGTGACGAAAGACGACCAGCGCATCGAATGCCGACGTCTGGAAGGCGGTCAAGTCGCATTCGGGACGCTGGTTGAAGAAAAGCCCGAGCCGACGATTCCCGTTGACGGGAAGAACTAGCGATGTCGCCTATCAGCCTCGGGTGGTTCTTTGCCGTGCTGCTGTTCTGCCTCTTCTTTCTCATCGTGTTGAACTTGATCGATGACAAGAACACCGGAATAGAAGACTTCAGGACGATGACGGTAATCGCGATCATTGCGGGGATCTTCGCGGGACTAATTCCTCTCGCGATCGGGCTGGCTGTCCAGGACGAAAGAGATTGGCGCCAGTGGTCCTCGGCTCACCATTGCCGAATGATCGGCAGAACAGGCCCTACCGCTGCCTTCGGCCCATCGGTTTCAGCTGACGGCCGAATTGGCACGACGATGCTAGTGACGGGTGGGAAAACGGGGTGGTTATGCGACGACGGCGTGACCTATTGGAGATAGCGCGTCCGAAGCGATGGGAATTTCAAACGCTGTCCGGTCTAGAGACTGGCACCGACGACGAACCTCAGATCGGCCTAAAACTGCTGATCGCCGGCGAAGAGGGATGGGAACCGTGGGCGATCAGCGCGCGGAACGGCCGCACGCTGATTCACCTGAAGCGCCCGATCTATGACGCGCCGAAGCGGCAAAAAAAGGTACGTCGCGCAGCGCCGTCTGCGGCTGACTGGAAGGCCATCGGCCGCACGCCGAAGCGACATGCGAAAACGCGCGCCCGAAAGGAGAGACGATGACCAGCGAACGCTATCCGCTCGACGAGCCGCAAGTGCGGAACGTGTTGTGCGTCGATGAGAGAGAGGGGCAGTGGCAGGTCGCTATTCGGGACGACACGGCATCCCAAGGCGGAGCAGTCATCGCGACAGCCCCCACGCGCGACCTCGCGATCGCCATCGCCGTCGAACGTCTCGAGCATGCCGTCGACATCCTTCAACTGCCTCCAGCCGCCTTCGCGATCGACGAAAGCGCGCCCTTCAGGGACGCAGAGTGGGATCGTCTGCGTCAGGTGTTGACGGAACGATTCGTAAGGCGTCGTCCGTAGACGCGAGAGAAAAAGAGGCACCGATGCAAGTGACCCTGAAATTAGCCTCGGGAGAAAAGCTGCGGACGGTCATTGCGATCCGTATCTCCGATCACTTCGCTGTCCATCCGACGCCTTTGATGGACCCAGACGCAGCGAACCCGGACCACTGGACCGCAACGCACATCGTCAGCGGGCTTGCGGCCATCAGTGACGTGCCGCTCGATATCGCCACAGCCTGCGCCTTGGAGATGCAATCGATCGGTAACTGGAACTTCAGAAAGAGTTCCGATGGCCCGAAACTGAACGGCGCGACCACGTGGGGTCTCTGTGGCGAGATCCGCCGTAAATATCTGCTGGCGGCTGCGAAATGAAGCTGCGCCCGTATCAGGAAGCGATGTTGGACGCTGTCGTGTCGGCGGCCTGCGAGGGCAAGAACCGCGTGCTGCTTCAGGCCGCGACCGGGACCGGCAAGACCGTGATGTTCTCGGCGCTACCGGACTGGCCAGACATGCGCGGCTGGCTGGAGTCGTTCCCGGAGCACGAGCGCCGCGTGCTGATCATCGCCCATCGCGAAGAACTGCTCGATCAGGCCGCGCAGAAGATTCTCGCCTCCAACCCCGCGCGACGCGTCTCGATCGAGCAGGGGGAACGCCACGCCAGCCGCTTCAGCGACATCGTGATTGCCTCGATCCAGACGTTGCAGGCGCAGAAATTCCGCCGACTGCACCGTCTGTTGAAGCATCACGTCTTCCGCGTGGTGATCGTGGATGAAGCGCATCACGCCGCGGCGCCCACGTATCGGACGGCGCTGGCCCATCTGGGCTTTCTGCCGATGGCGGATGCGTCGGACTCTCCCGACTCCGAAGCCGCGAGCTTCGACGACGTGGCCAAGATGCGCACCGCGTTGGGGGAATGGGAAGCGATCGCGCCGAAGGATCGAATCCTGATTGGCGTGACAGCCACGCCGAACCGCACCGACGAAGTCGGACTTGAGTGCGTGTTTCAAACGCTGGCCTATTCGTATCCGATCCGGGCCGCGATTCGCGACGGCTGGCTGGTGCCGATCGTGCCATGGGTGATCGAGACCGACGTCTCGCTGGACCAGGTGAAGATGTCCGGCCAGGACTTCAACCAGAAATCGCTGGCCGAAGCCGTCAACCAGGAGGCGCGCAACAAGCTGGCAGTCGCAGGCTGGCTGGAAAAAGGGCAGCGGCGGCCAACGATTGCATTCACCGTAGACGTGGCCCACGCGCACGCGTTGGCAGCAGCCTTCCGGGAACAAGGGCTACGCGCGATGCCCATCTCCGGCGAGACTCCGAAGGACGAGCGCCGGGGGATTCTGCGCCGCTTCCGCGAGGGCGAGATCGACATCATCACGAACTGCATGGTGTTGACGGAAGGGACCGATCTCCCGATCGCGGCCTGCATCCTCCACGCGAAGCCGACGAAGTCAGCCTCGCTGTACGAGCAGATGACGGGCCGTGGACTGCGCCCCCATCCGAGCGATCCCGTGGGACCAGATCGGCTGGCACATCGCGGCGCGTGGCTCAAGCCGGATTGCATCTTGATCGACGTCGTGGACGTGTCACAGCGCCATGCACTCTGCGCCGCGCCAGGACTCTACGGCCTGCCGCCGGCGATGGTTGGGGCTGGTGAAACGCTCGAGGATATGGCGGAGCAGTACGACGAGATCGCGGCGTTATGTCCAGGGATCGATCTATCGGCGTTCGCCGCGAAGCTCACGCTCGAGCAGTTGCGCGCGAGGGCGAGAACCTTCGACATCTGGCAGCTGCCAGACTTGGGTGAGCTCGGGCGCGTCCTGCGATTCGATTGGGTGAAGGTGTCGGACGACCTGTATCGCTTGCAGTTTCCGATCTCGGAGCAGTTGACGGAGATGATCGCGGTCGGGCGAAACGTCATGGGCGCATGGCAGGTCATCGCCACGATCCACGGCCGACGCCAGCGCGGGGAATCGCGACAGGACACGATCGAACGTGAGCCGCAGACATTGGGGCAGGATCTCCCGTCCGTCTTGGCGGCGTGTCGATTGGCGGAAAGCCACATCTATCAGCAGCGCCGGAGCGCGCTGGTCTACGTGGACAAACGCGCGGAATGGAAGCACAAGCCGCCATCGCGCGGCCAGTTAGAGATCTTGCGGCGGATGAAGGTACCGGTACGTGAGGGCATGATGCGTGGAGAGGTCTCGCGTCTGATCGATCTGGCGATGGCCCGCAAGCATCTGGAGCGAAAGCAGGCGCGAGCGTGACCCTGCGTCGGCCTACCGATCGGCGTGTCGTCTGGGTTCACATCGACGAGTTCGACAAACCGAACGGCCAGACGTGGGCCGTCCAGTTCCACGATGGGCGCCGATGGCGCTATTACACGACAGGCGGCGTGTGCGCCGACGGGGTGAGATGTGATTATTTCGAGATTCACGACCGCTATCCTGGACAGCAGCCGCGAGCGGTGGGCGAGTATTCGAATGTGGCGCTCACGCTGTCGCGTCGAACGGTGAAGATCGCGCGAAAGGATTGACGGACGAGTCGGCGCGGGGTAAAAAAGAGCGCGCCAGGGGACAGGTGATGTCCACCTGGCGCTTAGCCGAATCTGCGGAGGCAACGCAGAGACGGGCCGCGATTGGCAGTGCCAAGTATATGCCAATCGCGCTCCTGCCTTCTTTCCTCCCCAGACGCGGCCGGTCCCCGGGTCGCGCCGAAACCCGGTACAAACGTCCCGCGCAACCTTTGGGGCCTGGTGGTCGCGGTCCTCTCACTCGTCACGGAGAGTCGAGAGTGGAGGTTTCTCCCAGCAGCCAACAGGCTGAATGAGAGAAATAAAGCCCCGGATCTATGTAGGGAGAGGCAGATGGCCGCACGCGTGTATTTTCAGGCAGGCAAAGCGGCGAAGGCCGCGCAAGGATTTCGAAACCCAGCCGTCCAACAGAAGGCGCTTCGGACGCGTGCCGATCGCAGGGCGCATCCTGTGGCAAAACCAGTCGGCGCTGTCACAGCATGGCTCAGCGAGCATCGAGCGTGTTGGGCAGGCTGGCCGACAACAGCAGCCCTGGAAGTGTCGGACTATACGGCCCGAGCCGCACGACTGCATCGCGCGCGATTTCCGTTCGGCGTCTCGCCGACCATGATGGCGACGGTAGACGCCTCGATCGCCCTGTTGCGGCGCCAACGCCGAATGGCCTATCGGCGGATCGTGCAACTCGTGGGCGTGGATTAGGAGGGCGGGATGGATCGAGCCAAATTGGAGTCGTGTGTCCGTGCGCTGCGCGCCGATCTGCAACGCGTGGAAGATCGGTGCGATGCGCTCGAGGCGCTGCTGAACGAAGAGCAGACCCCGCAAGCGATCGCCAACGGCCTCGTGACCGAGTTCGCGAAACGCTGGCGCGTGCGGTACGGCAAGGGCTATCTCTGCACGAACCGGGGCGCGGCGATCGCCCAGATGAAACGTCTCCTCCGCGAGCTCGCGCTACCTGAGATCGAGCGGCGGATGGATGCGTACTTTGGGGATCGGGAAAAATTCCTCGTGGACAATCGCCATCCGATCGGCATGTTCAGCGCGCGGATCAATCACTACGCGACGGACGGACTGGATTTCTCCGGCCCTGTCGGCTGCACGCACCAGCCCCGCTGCGCCTCGGACGCCGAGCATACCCAACGGCGCGCGCGGGAGATGCGCGCGTGACCGAGGAGGAGATTCGCGTCCTGCCCCATGCGCTGGACGCCGAGCGCGCCGTGTTGGGCGCCATCCTGGTCGACGGATCGCTGATTGAACGCGCGGCAGAGATCTTGCGCCCGCAGGATTTCTTCCGACGTGCCCACCGATCCATCTTCGAGGCGATGCTGCGCCTGGACCATCGACGCGAGCCCATCGATCCGCTCACGCTCACGACGGACCTGACACGCACGGGTGATCTCCAGGAAGTGGGAGGCGCCGCCTACCTGATGGGGCTGACCGATGGGGTGCCCCAGCGTGCCAACGTGCTGAGCTACGCAGAGATCGTCCGGGAGCACGCGATTCGGCGCGCCGTCATTGCGCTGTCTCAGCAGATGGCCACGGCGGCCTACAACGGCGAACTGTCGGCGTCGGATGTGGTCCGGAAAGCGGACGCGGGACTGATTGATCTGCAAACGGGCAGCGGCATCGGCGAACTGCTGGATCTCCGATCGCGCGGCGCGGCCATCTATGCCGATCTCGAGATGCGCGTCAACAATCGCGGCAAACTGTCTGGCACGCCCACGGGGTTCATCTCGATCGATGAACTGACCCTCGGCTGGCAGCGGGGCGACATGATCGTGATCGCGGCGCGCCCCTCGATCGGCAAGACCGCATTCGTCCTGAACACGCTCACGGCCGCCGCGCGAGCGGGGCAGATCGGCGCGTTGTTCTCGTTGGAGATGAAGCTGGGCCAACTGGAGCATCGCCTCTTGGCGTCGCTCGCGGGCATCTCCCTGACGCGCCTGGTGAGCGGGTATCTCTCGGAAGAGGATTTCGCGCGCATCGGATCGGCGGCGGCCACACTCGGGACGCTCCCGATCTACATCAACGATCGCAGTGCGGTGACATTTTGGGATATTCGCGCGGCGTGCCGCCGACTGAAGCACGAAGCGGGCGCGCTCGATCTGGTCGTGATCGATTACATCCAACTCATGCGTCCAGACGATTCCCGCCGATACGAGAACCGCACGCAGGCGGTGACGGAGATGTCCCGCCAGTTGAAGTTGCTGGCCGACGAATGCGCCGTGCCCGTGATCGTGCTGTCCCAACTGAATCGCGGCGCCGACACGCGCGCCGACAAGCGCCCGATCCTCTCGGACCTGCGCGAATCGGGCGCCTTGGAGCAGGACGCCGATCTCGTGTGCTTCCTGCATCGGAAACACCATCGCGAGTCCGGGCCGACGGACTTCGTGATCGAAAAGCAGCGCAACGGCCCGACGGGGACCGTCATCTTGTCGATCGATCGGGATACGCAGACGTTCACGGATGCGGGGCCGATGCCTGAGCAGGCTACCCTCCCAGACGCGCCAGCCGCCGCAGAGGCGGTGCCCGCCAGCGTGCGGAAATGGCGCCGGGGCCGTTGAGCGACATAGTGATTGTGTGCAACAATACCGCTCGTGCGATCCAACGTGGCGCGCGGCGCGTACTTCAAGGCACGGACGCGGACATGGCTCAAGGCGCGCGGCTACCAGGTCGCGGATCTCGAGAAAGTGGCCTTCCTCGGGCCGCGTCGCGTGCCCGTGAAGGTGGATCAGTTCGGGGCTGATCTGCTGGCGATGAATGCGCGCGGTGTCGTGTTCGTGCAAGTGAAGGGCGGCAAACAATGCCTGGGACGCGGGACGTTCCCGGCTGCGCGCCGCACGTTCGCTGCGGTGACATGGGGGCCTGCCACAGCCCGCGTCATCGTGGCATGGCCCCCCCGGTCACGGGTCCCGCGCGTGCTGAAGGTCAGCCGATCCGGAGAGGTCACATGGGAGAGCGAGTAATGGCCAAACGAGCAAAGAAGTCCACGAAGAAGCCCGCGAAGAAAGCGACCAAGAAACCGGCGAAAAGTCGCAAGGTCGTGTCCATTCGTCGTCGCCCGAAGGATCAGCCGCTCCCGGGCATGGAGCAGATCAAGAGCGCGAAGTTGTCGAAGATTTGCGGATCGATCTCCGACGTGCGCGAGTCGATCAACGAGATGCGGACGCAGGAGAAGGCGCTGCTCGGCAATGCCTTGGCGCAGATGAAGGCCGAGAGCGTGCTCAGCTACACCGACCACGGCGTCGAACTGATTCGGACGACCACGGAAAAGATCCGGGTCCGCCTAGTCAGTGACGACAACGCCACGGGGGACGACACGCAGGGCGATCTGGGTGAGGCGGAAGCGGAGAGTGCCGACGCCCCATCCCCGGATGCTGCCGACGACGACACGCCGTTCTAGTCGCCATGTCCAAGATCGTCAGCGCCGGATCGTCCGGCGATCTCTTCGACCTGCGGCCGATCGAGCTTCCGGGCTTTCGCCTGACGGCTCGATCGGCCGTCGCCGTAGGGAAACCCTCAGCGGAGCAGTTCCAGCACGTCCTCGCGTTTGCGACGGCCGCGCATCAGGCCAGCCCGTACTGGATCGGGGATCTGATGGCGTACGCCGAATCCCGGCAGGATTGGGCGGAGAAGCGCGATCAGGTCGTGGCAGTGACGGGATTGGCGGAAAAGACCATTGCCAATCTCACGTACGTGAGCACGCACGTGGAAGCTCACGAACGCGAGATTGCGCCGTCGATGGGTCATGCGGCCGAAGTGGCGGCGCTCCCGAGGCCGCAGCAGACGAAATATCTGCACAAGGCGAAGGATGAAGGCTGGACCACGCGCGAGCTCCGTCAGCACATTCGGGCGGAGCGGCGGACGCGCGTCATCGACGGACAGGCCGTCTTGCGCGGTAAGTACCGCGTCATCTACGCCGATCCGCCCTGGAGCTACACCAATCACACGCCGCTCGAGGATGGCTCGCTCCGTCGCGCCGAAGAGGCGTACCCCTCGATGTCGATCGCGGATCTCTGTCGGTTGCCCGTGGAGGCTCACGCGTTGCCCGATGCGGTGTTATGGCTCTGGGCGACCACGCCGTTGTTGCTGCAAAACCCTGGTCCGCGCGAAGTACTCGAGGCGTGGGGCTTCGCGTACAAAACGAACTACACCTGGGACAAGGTACTCGGGATGCCAGGGTCGTACAGCTACGTGACGCATGAGACGCTGATCGTGGCGACGCGTGGCAGTGGCACGCCGGACATTCCGATCACGCAGCACGACCACGACAGCGTAATCGTGGAGCGACGATCGGGCCAGCATTCCGAGAAGCCGGAATTGTTTCGCAAACTGATCCAGCAGCTGTATCCGCGCGGCCCGTACCTGGAACTGTTCGGCCGCAAAAAGGTCCAGGGCTGGACGGTCTTCGGCAACGACGCGCGTCTCTGGCAGCGTGAAGCGGGGGCCTGATGGCGAAGCGGAAGAAACGCAGCGATCTCGATCGGCTGAAGCGCCGATTCGCGAGACTCGCGGACAAGGTGAGCGGGCTGTCGATGCGGCTGGCGCTCGTGGAGCAGCGCGCGGCGCCTACGGCGCCGCATGGTCTAGCACGAACAGCCACAGCCGCAGCAGGATCAGGAGCCAGGGCTTCGCGATCCAGATCAACGTCAGCACGGCCACGCCGATGAGCACGCGACGCATGGCGCTACTCACAGAACGCGAAGCTGCGCACGACCCGCGCGCGATCGGGTTCGCCGTATCGCTCGAAGGCTGCGACTTGCACGGCCCACGCGCCGCCTTCGGCTTCGGTCTGGTCGTAGACCTGCTGGCACGTGTGTGGATAGCCTTCCGCGTGTCGGGCTTCATGCAGCAGGACGGCGGCCATCACGGCTGCGGGCTGGGGCGTGCCGTAGCCGGAGTACCGGATCTCCCGGTGGAGCGTCGAGTACTCGGCCGCATTGCCTTCGCCGGCGCCACGCACGATGCGATCAATCGGCTGCGCGAGGAACCACGCGCGCACGCTCGCGCCATGGGTCCAGAACGCCGAACGCCCGTCCTGGTCGATCAGGTCAAGGCCCGCGTCGATCTCGGCGTCCCCCGTCTTCAGGTCCGCCATGGTGCGCGAGTGCTGGACGGGGGACGTGGACGGTTCGGCGCTGGGTGCGGTCGGCAACGGCTGAGCACAGGCGATCAGGGCCAGCAGACCCGCCAGGGCACCCGCCAGCCGTCCCAGCCGCCCCGGACGGCGGTCTGTGACTCGTGTCGGCTGGGGAACGACCCCGGACAGGTCGATCGCCCCGCTGGGGAGGCGGTAGGCGCCGCGCGGGGCATCGGCGGGCAGACGGCCGCCAGCCGTGCGTGGGGCGAGATGAGCCAGTGAGCGACCGAGCGTCGAGGACGGAATCGGGGCGAGATCGCGGGTCATGGTGGAATGCCTCCCTGTCCGCCGATCGTAGCGCCGGGATGATTTGTTGTCAACAATTAAACTGCACACCATGACCAAGAATCGTCGGTCGCGCCGTCCTTCGTTCCCGTCAACGGGAACGGCCAGCAATGGGCGCGGCCTGACGTATCGGGAACGTTGGGAACAGCTGCGGGCGTGGCTGGACGATCCGCTCAATTGGGACTTTGGGAGTCGCATCCACGTCTTCGGCGCCAAGCGGGGCATCTGTGACCAGATGGATCGGCTCAACGAGACGCGCCTCGTGCGCGCGCGGCGGAAAGGACCAGGACCCATGGGGCGCACCGGACGACGGTTTCACGGCGGTGATCGGATCACGAGGCGACGCTGCGATGACTGCGGCAAGCTCTGTTACACGTCGCAGGCGGATGCACGTCGATCGCAGTTGCATGCGGGGTATCGGATGAAGATCTATCGCTGCGGCGCCGCGTGGCACGTGACGAATCTCGAGAAACGGTAGGAAGTCCATGATCGATGCGAAGGACTGCACGCATCCGGAGTTCCACGCCAACGTGGCCGTGGCCCGCATCGAAGACGTGGGCAAGTTCGTGGCAGAGATTCGCGTCCGATGTGTCCGGTGCGGGGAGCCGTTTCGCTTCGTCGGCGTGCCAGCTGGGTTGTCCTACGATCACCCTATGGTGTCGATCGATGGCCTGGAGTTGAACGCGCCGATCGAGCCGGAGATCGAGACGCGCCTGCACGCGTCCGCGTCGTTCCACGTGTCGAAGGCGCCGACGCGGCACTGAGCGACCGCCATGCGCACGCGTTCTCCAGAGACCGTGACCCACGTGATTCCAACGCCGGAAGATGCCCGTCGCGTCGGCGTCAGGTCGATGATGCCGCACATCCGGTCGCTGGCCTGCTGGTCGTGCGCGACTGTCGCGTCATCCTCCACTACGTTCGCGCAGGCCATCGCGCGTAAGATCGGAATCCAGCCATGGTGAAATCAGCCGACAGTTCGGCACATCCACATCGGCAACAGCGTCGCGCCCCTCCCAACGGCCGGGATCGGCTGGCGGAGGATGCCCGCCGAGCGGCTGAGCGCCTGACGGACCCGAATGCGCGGCGGCGTCGGCCGTCCACGCGTCCGCGGTGCTCACACAAGGGCTGTAGGCGGTTCCCGGTCAAGCACCTGACGGTGTGCCGTGTGCATGGGGGTGCCGTGCCCGTGATCCGTGCAGCGGGGCAGCGGCGCGCGCTGGAAGCGACGCTGGCGATCATTGATCCCGATGGCGTGCTGCGTCTGATCTCGCAGATTGCCCAAGCGGACCCCCGTCGCATCTTCGACGCGCAGGGACGGCTGCTGCCCGTGCGGGAATGGCCGGATGATGTCGCGGCGTGCATCGCCTCGATCGAGGTCGTGAAGCGCAACGTCTACAGCGACGACGGCGCGGTGGACGACGTCATCAAGATCAAGCATTGGGACAAGATGAAGGCGCTCGAGATGGCCGCGAAGCACTACGGGCTGCTGATCGAAAAGCTCCAGCACTCGGGGGGCATCGAAGTCTCGTGGGCGGGGGACGAGTAGATGGCGATCAACACGCGCGAGATGTTCCGCGGCTTCACGGTCTGGGGCGATGGCGTGTTGCATCAGTCGCGGCCGGATCTGGCGAGCAAGCCGTTGGACACGACCGACGTCCAGTCGCAGGCGGAACTCGTGCTGCAGCCGACACGTGAAGACATCCCGCAACGGCTCGTCGCGGGTGCGCCTCCGGGACGGCTCGTGTCGAAAGGGCGCGTGCCTCACCGAGCGTCGGCGCGCCCTGCCGAGCACACGGGTCGGGCGCTCACGGTCTGCGTGGTCTGTGGCGATCCGTGTGGCAGCTTCCCCCTGCCTGGTCCCGATGTCGTCGTCGGCACGGGCTTTCACCCGCAGTGCTTGATCGCCTGGAAGGAGGCGCATCCGAATGACGACCCCAGCATGGCAACGATTGGAGCTCGCGCAGGCGTCGGCGGTCGGCGTGCTGCTGGACCTCGCGCTGTGGTTCGCCGAGCATCGGCCCGATCTGGATCTGGCGCGCACGGCTCGAAGCGCCGCCAGCGGTCTCGATGAGGCGTGTCACCGCTACGCGCTCGAGCGGGGTCTCTCGGAAGATCCGTTTGACCCGTCGGCGTAATGGGGTTGCCGCTGCGCCGTGTCGTCATTCCGTATCGGCCTCGGAAGTGGGCGCGCGCGTTTCATCAGGCGCCGTCCCGCTGGGCGGCGCTCGTGCTGCATCGCCGCGCTGGCAAGACGACAGCCGTCCTGAATCATCACCAGCGCGCCGCCATGTCGAATGGGTGGGAACGAAAGCGCCTGCTGGGACTCGCGCCCGAGTTGAGCGCCGCGCCAGATAAGCTCGAGGAACTGATCCATCCCCCGGGTGGCCGGAACTATGGTCACTGCCTGCCGACGCTCAAGCAGGCGAAGCTCGTGGCGTGGGAGCCGCTGAAGTTCTACGCACGCGCGATCCCGGGCATCAAGATCAACGAATCGGAGTTGTCGATCAAATACCCGACGGGGCATCGCGTGAGGCTGTTCGGCGCTGACGATCCCGACAGCTTGCGTGGTCCTGCGTTCAGCGGCTTCAGCTTCGACGAGTACGGCCAGCAGAATCCGGTCATCTTCACGGAGATCATTTCGAAGGCGCTGGGCGATCACTTGGGGTATGCGATCTTCTGCGGGACCATCAAAGGCAAGGACCATCTGTTTCAGACGTACGAAGCGGCGAAGGTGAACCCGGCGACCTGGTTCGCGCTCTGGCAGACGCGCCAGGTCTCGCTGGCGCAAGAGGACGACGCGACGATCGATATGTTGCGCCGCGCGATCGCGGACGACGAAGAACTGGTCAAGCAGGGCGTGATGTCACAAGACGAGTTCGATCAGGAGTGGGATCTCTCCACGGACGCGGCCATCAAGGGCGCGTACTACACGAAGGAGATGGGCGCGGCCAAGAAGGACGGCCGGATTCGCGCGGTGCCGTACGACGCCACGCTGCCCGTCGTGACGGCGTGGGACTTGGGCATCGACGACTACATGGCGATCTGGTTCGCGCAGATCCTCCGGTCGGGCGAGATCCGGCTGATTGATTACCTCCAGGGTGAAGGGGAAGGACTGCCGTACTACGCCGCGCAGCTGCAATCGCGTGGCTACGTGTACGCGAAGCACTACGCGCCGCACGACATCATGGTCCGCGAGTTGGGCACGGGGAAAAGCCGGTTTGAAGTGGCGGCGAGTCTAGGGATCAAGTTCGAGGTCGCGCCGGATGTCTCGCTCGCCGATGGGATTCATGCGGTGCGGCTGCTGATCGCGCGCTGCTGGTTCGATGAGACCCGCTGCGCCTTGGGCCTCAACGCGTTGCGGCAATACAAAAAGCGTTACAATGCGGCGCTACAGGCGTTCGGCGATCAGCCTGTCCACGACGCGTTCAGCCATGGCGCGGACGCGTTCCGGACGCTGGCGACCTGCCAGAAGGGCGCGATCCTCGAGCGGCGCAAGGCGCTGCGATCGAGTGGCCATAGCGGTGCGGAGCGTGGCGCGTGGATGCGAGGATGACCTCATGAGCGAGACACTGACGCCAGCCTCCCCGCAGATTCGGAAGCCGTTGCGGCCGTCGGACATCACGGGGCCGCTTGCGCGTCGTGCGGTCAAAGAGTTGATGAAGACGCTCCTGATGGATCGCACGCTGCTGCTGTTGATCGTGTGCGACGGGAAGACGCAGTGGATGAACAGCGCGCGACGGGCCTTCCGTGGGTATACGAAGTACGTCGATGACGACACGATCGAGGCGATCTGGCAGCGCATCGAAGAAGAGGCTGGCCCCGAGCCGAAGCGCACGCTGGACGCCGCGTTGAAGGCTGGCCTCGTGCGGCTGAAGCTCGACAAGATCCGCAATCTCGCGCTGATCCTCTCGAAGTATGTCGGTCCGGGTGGACCGTTCGGGCGGCTCGAGGAAATTCTCCAGGCTGCGCCGGGAGACGACGACGAGCGCGCGGCGATGCGGCTCTTCGTCGGGCGTGAACTCGTGCTGTTGGGTTGCACGCCGGCCGACTGATGTGGGGCATCGAGTTTCGGCTACGTTCCGGGCCGGAGGAGTGGGTTCGCGTCGGAACGGTCCACGACAAGAAAGGGCAACGCGCGGCCCGGGGACGCGCGGGACGAGAGCGGCAGATGAAGCCGGAGACGTGGCCCTCGCAGGACACTGCCGAGCGGGCGGCGTTGGAGATGGCGCTTCACCAGCCACAAATCGAGTTCCGTGTGATTGAGGTTTAGCGCATGGCCCGACGTGGGGATCAGTCTGACGTGTCGCCGTTCGTGAAGTCCGAGTTCATCGCTGGCGCCGTGCGCCAGTGGAAACAGGCGGATGACGCGGAGACGGAGCAGCGACGCGAAGCCCTGGAAGATCTGAACTTCCTGAATCTCGATCAGTGGCCCGCCAACGTGAAGGCGCTCCGCAACGAGAAAGGCCAGGAGCGCCCGACGCTGACGATCGACCAGATCGGCCAGCCGTGGCGCCAACTCGTCACGCAGCAGCAGAAAGCCAACAGCGCGATCCGGATCATCCCGGAGCAGGGCGACGCCAACAAGGAAACGGCGGAGATCACGCAGGGCTTGATCCGCGCGATCGAGTATCAATCCGAGGCGAAGACGGCGTACGGCATCTGCTACGCGACGGCGGTCGGTGCCGGCTTCGGCTATGTCCGCGTGCGGAGCGACTACGAATCCCCGACGTCCTTCGATCAGCGCATTCTCATCGAAGGCGTCGAGAACCCGTTCTCGGTCTACATCGATCCCGCCGCGCAGGAGCCCGATCGCTCGGATATGCGGTACGCGTTCATCACGGAGGACGTGCCCGTGGACGAGTACCGCCGTCGCTTCCCGCAGTCGGCGGCAGCGGATATCGACTACGACCGCACGCGTGGCCCGCTGCGTGCGCGCGATGGGCGCTTTCGCGCGTACGCCTCGCTGACACAGTTGGCGGGCGTCGGCGACGACGAAAAGACCTGGTTTCCGGACGGCGTCGTGCGCATCGCCGAGTTCTATTATGTGGAGCACGAGACGTTCGACATCGCCGAGCTCGCGTCCGGGGAAGTGGTGTCTTCGAAGGACATCGATCTGTCGGCGCTGGGCGATCAGGTCGTCCGTCGCCGTCGCACCGACGTTCCGGTGGTCCGCTTCGCGTTGATCAATGCGATCGAGATCCTCGACGGCGCCGACGACGAGGACGAGCCGTGTCGTGCGGGCGATGAGCGGGCCCCGACGCAGGGGCGCATCATCCCGGGGACCTCGATTCCGCTGCGGCCCTGCTACGGCGAGCAACTGAACGTCAACGGCAAGCGCGTCTATCGCGGGATCGTGCGGCAGGCGCGTGATCCGCAGCAGATGTACAACTACCAGAACAGCGCGCTGGTGGAAGATCTCGCGCTGGCGCCGAAGTCGCCGATCGTCGGCGTGGAAGGGCAGTTTGAAGGGCACGAAGACAAGTGGGAGCAGGCGAACACGCGCGCGTTCCCATATCTCGAGTACGTGCCCGTCTCGCTGGGCGGCCAGTACGCGCCTGCGCCGACGCGTCCGCCGAGCGTGGACCCCGCGAAGATCACGGCGACGGTCCAGGCCATCAATCAGGCCAAAGCGGATCTGCGCAGCACAACGGGCTGGTACGACACGACCGATCCCGGCCGGAGGAAT